GGAGATGTTCTTGAGTATTCTCCAACAGCAGATGCCTTTATACAAGCTATTGGTTCACATAATGTGGCTACATTAGAAGAAATGTCAGAATTGCATTTATATGATTTTGGTATATTTATAGAATTACAACCAGATGAAGAGGAGAGAGCTATACTTGAAAACAATATTCAAATGGCTTTACAACAACAAAGTATAGAACTTGAAGATGCTATCGATCTTAGAGAAACTCGTAATGTTAAATTAGCAAATCAACTACTTAAAATACGTAGAAGAAAGAAAGAGCAAAAAGATAGACAATTACAATTAGAAAATATTCAAGCTCAAACCGAATCAAATACACAAGCCGCGCAAGCAGCTGCGCAAGCCGAAGTTCAAAAAAATCAAGCATTAAATGCTGGTAAAGCTGAATTAATGCAAATAGAAGCTCAAATGGATACTCAAAAAATGATGCAAGAAGTTCAACATAAAAAAGAACTTATGGCTTTAGAATTCCAATACAACATGCAACTTAAAGGAATTGAAGTCGATGGAATGAAAGATAGAGAAAAACAAAAAGAAGACAGGAAAGACGAAAGAACAAAAATACAAGCTACACAACAATCAGAAATGATTGAACAAAGACAAAGTGGAAAACCACCTAAAAACTTTGAATCCGCGGGTAATGATATACTAGGTGGAGGATTTGATTTAGGTGCATTTGACCCTAGTTAAAATTATTAATTATTATTATATTATATTATGGAAGAAAAAGATGAGCAAGTAGTTGAAGAAACTACACAAGAAACAACTGAACAAGTTGATGAAACTAAATTTAAATCTGCAGATGATGATAGTGTTATTAAAGTAGATTTAAGCAAACCACCAAAACCAGAAGAAAAAAATGAAGAACCAGAGAAAAATACAGAAGTTGAAGCAAGTTCAACTGACGACAGCGGAGTGGTTGCAGAGTCTGAAAATGCCGACGCCCCACAAGAACAAGAAGAAGTACAACCGGAAGCAGAAACACAAGAAGTTCCAGTATTAGAAGAAATCGCTGAAGATTCTACTGAAGAAGAAATAGCTGAAGTAGAAGAAAAAGTTGAAGAAGCTATTGCTGAGGCAGAGGCTACTGGAAAACCAATACCAGAAAATATCCAGAAACTAATAGATTTCATGGAAGAAACTGGTGGAGATTTAAATGATTACGTTAAATTGAATCAAGATTATAGTAAATTAGATGATAAAAATTTATTATACGAGTATTATAAACAAACAAAACCTCATTTAAATAATGAAGAAATTAACTTCCTTATGGAAGATTCGTTCTCTTACGACGAAGAAGTTGATGAAGAAAGAGATATACGAAGAAAGAAATTAGCGCTAAAAGAGCAAGTTGCCAGCGCTAAAGCCCATCTGGAAGGGCAAAAATCCAGATACTATGAAGATATCAAAGCTGGATCTAAACTCACTACTGAGCAGCAGAAAGCAATTGATTTCTTTAATAGATATAACAAAGAATCGGAGGCAACTCAAAAAACAGTTAAAAAGAACTCTGAAATTTTTACACAGAAAACTAATCAAGTTTTCAACGATAAGTTCAAAGGTTTTGAATATAACGTCGGTGATAAAAAGTACAGATTCAATGTAAATAATGCTGAAGAGATTAAAACTACCCAAAGCGATATAGGCAATTTTACCAAAAAGTTTTTGGATAAAAATTCTACATTATCAGATGCCAAAGGTTATCATAAATCTCTATTTACAGCAATGAATGCAGATGCTGTTGCCAAACACTTTTACGAACAAGGAAAAGCAGATGCTATGAAAGATAGTGTTGCTAAAGCCAAAAACGTAAACATGAATCCAAGACAAAGTCATGGAAAAATTGAAGCAGGTGGTTTAAAGTTTAGAGTGTTAGGTGATGATTCTTCTGATTTTAAGTTTAAAATTAAAAATAGAAAATAACAATTTAAAAATAATAAAAAATGGCAATTACAGCAGGAAATAATTTGAATAGTGTTGCGTTACCAAACAAATTGGCTACGGCACAAAACTATTTAGATTTTACAACAGCAACTGATGGATGGGCAAAACAATACCTTCCAGAAGTTATGGAAAAGGAAGCTGAAGTGTTCGGTAATAGAACAATGGCGGGATTCCTTTCACAAGTCGGAGCTGAAGAGGCAATGGCTTCAGACCAAGTTATTTGGTCAGAACAAGGTAGATTACACTTATGTTTCACGGGTACAATTAATACTTCAACTTCGGTTATTCATATAACTAACGATATTGACAGTACTGGTGACCCAGCGGCTAATCAACCAATTAGAGTTAACGATCAGGTATTAGTTGCAATTGATGATTCAGGTGTAACAAATACTTTAATGTGTCATGTATCTTATGTTGATGGAGATGATATTACAGCTTCTCCTTATGGATATGAAAACTGGGATGACCATACTTCAATCGCTACTGAAACTAGTACTGGCACAACTTGTACGGTTCTTGTAGTTGGTTCTGAATATGGAAAAGGTTCCGATGGACCTGGAACTTCAAACTCTCCAAAACACAAAACATTTACTCAAAAACCAATTATCCTTAAAGATAAATATATTGTTAATGGATCTGATGCTGCGCAAATTGGTTGGGTAGAAGTTTCTGGAGAAGATGGAACTGGTGGTTACTTATGGTACTTAAAGGCGGAAGGTGAGACTAGAATGCGTTTTACTGATTACTTAGAAATGGCAATGTTAGAATCTGTTAGTATTAACGCTAACTCACACGCGGTTGACGCGGGTGCTACGTCTGCAGTTTCTGATTCACTTGGTACAAATGCAGGTCATCAAGGTTTATGGGCTGCTATCGCTGATAGAGGTAATATCTCTACTGGTATCGATGGTGTTTCTGCAGGTGCAGATTTAGCTGAATTTGATGCAATCTTAGCGGAGTTTGACAAGCAAGGTTCTATAGAAGAAAACATGCTATTCTGCAACAGAAACGTATCTTTAGCAGTTGATGATATGTTAGCTTCAATGAATTCTTATGGATCTGGTGGTACTTCTTACGGGGTATTTGATAACTCAGAAGATATGGCACTTAATTTAGGTTTCTCTGGATTTAGAAGAGGTTCTTATGACTTCTATAAATCAGATATGAAATACTTAAATGATAGAGGTACTAGAGGTGCAATTAACTCTAAAGATCCTACAAACGCTATTAGAGGATGTTTCATCCCAGCGGGTGTATCTTCAGTTTATGACCAAATATTAGGTAAAAACATGAAACGTCCATTCTTACACGTTAGATATAGAGCTTCACAAACTGACAACAGAAAATTCAAAACTTGGGTTACTGGTTCAGTTGGTGCTGCTACTAAAGATCTAGACGCAATGGAGGTTAACTACTTATCTGAAAGATGTTTAGTTACACAAGGTGCTAATAATTTCATGCTATTGAAAGGATAAGCATTTAAATATTAAAAGAGGGAGAGCGGCATACAAGTAAACGTTCTCCGCTCTCTCTTTTTTATTTTTATTAATTTTATTATATATTATATTATGGCAAAAAAAGCAAAAACAACAGCACCAGCTGTTACAAAAGAAAAAATGGATGCGATGGAAAACGTGTTCGAAAGTGAAGTTAGAGTAGCTTCAAAAGAAAAACAAGACCCAAAAGCTAAGTGGGAGATAAAAGATAGAGATTATTATCTTATAGGTAAGTCAAAACCTTTATCATATTCAGTTAAAGCTCAACATATTTATTATTTTGATGAAGAACTAGGGTACGAAAGAGAGTTGAAAAATACTTCTAACCAAAGAACGTGTTTTGTAGATGAAATGGTTGGAGATCAAAGAATGGAACATATCGTTTTTAGAAATGGTATGTTACGTGTGCCTAAAAATAAGGTAACATTACAAAAACTACTATCATTATATCACCCTTGGAAAGGTCAAATTTATGATGAGTTTAATCCAGTTAAAGAAGCTGTTGATGAAATGGCTGTTATTGAAATGGAAATCGAAGCATTAAACGTGGCCCAAGGTTTAGACGTTGATTTAGCAGAAGCTATAATGCGTGTTGAAATTGGCTCTAAGGTTTCGGAAATGAGTTCTAAAGAACTTAAACGTGATTTACTTATATTTGCTAAAAGAAAACCTAAATTATTTTTAGATTTAGCGAAAGATGAAAACGTTGTTCTTAGAAATTTTGGTATTAGAGCTAATGAAATGGGGATAATTAAATTGTCTTCTGATCAAAGAACATTTACTTGGGCTTCTAATAATAGAAAACTAATGAATGTTCCTTTCGATGAACATCCTTATTCGGCTTTAGCTGCTTGGTTTAAAACTGACGAAGGAATGGAGATTTACTCTAATATTGAAAAACGATTAAAATAATAATCACTTTGTAGATGCAGTCGCTCTACGGAGCGATTGCAAATACAAACTAAAAAGAAATTATGGCAGTAAGTATAGATAAAGTATATCAAAAAGTTTTAGCGTTAGCTAATAAAGAACAAAGAGGGTATATAACTCCTCAGGAGTTTAACTTATTTGCCGACCATGCTCAGATGGAAATTTTTGAGCAATATTTTTACGATCTAGAACAGAGACAAAGAGGCATTGGCAATGAATTAGATTATGGAGATATAGTATCTAATATTGAAGAAAAAATATCTATATTCGAAAGGTTTAATATGTCGGTTGGAACTGGGTTTGAAGGGGAAATAGATGTTAGTAGTGCATATTCTGATATATATAGATTAGGTACAGTTAGGGTTAAATATGGGATAGAAGATAGTTATAAGGCTGCTGATAATATTCAACTAAATGAATTAGATAAATACGAAAACTCACCTTTAGCAGCGCCAAGTAAATCCAAACCTATATATACGAAATTTTCTACAGGAAGCGTTCCCTTAAAGATTAAAGTATATCCCTATCCAGTCTTAGGAGATAGTGTCACTGTTAATTATATAGCTAGACCAGAAAGTCCAGATTGGACATATGTAATTAGTGGGCAAAACGCTTTATATAATCCAACAAACGTAAAGAACTTTCAATTACACGAATCTGAAGAAAATAATTTAGTTATTAAGATATTACAATCAGCCGGAGTTGCTATTAAAGATATTAATTTAGCTCAAATGGCTGGACAGAAAGAGGTGAGTATGATACAACAACAAAAACAATAAATAAATGGGATTATTAGATAATACAACACAAAACAAATATTACAATGGAAGTGATTTTGGAAATTATCAATTTACCTCTTTAGATAATATTATAAGTCAATTTGAAGTCGCTTATGTTGGGGAGAATAAAATAATACCAAAAATAAAAAGAGCTGATATTGCTTTTCACGCAATGAGGGCGTTACAAGAATTGTCTTTCGATACTTTCAAATCTATAAAGTCGCAACAAATAGATGTTCCAGCTTCGTTAACAATGGCCCTTCCACATGATTATGTTAATTACACAAAACTATCTTGGACGGATTCAACCGGTATAAAGCACCCTTTATATCCTACTAATTCTACATCAAATCCTTTTCAAGTAGAACAAGAAAGTGATGGGACATATTCCTTTGGTGAAGAAGTTAATATTGTTACAGATCATGATTTTTATAGTTTAAATACTTGGAGTGTTTCTAGTCCAGTAGAGAGTGATGCTTGGACTAGCGTAGGTAGTTGGACAAACCCATCTAATGGTAATACAAAATATTTTCGTAATTATATTTCAGACACTATAGGTTTAGTGAGTGGTGAACTAGAATTTAGTATTCTTTGGCACAATACGTCCGCGTCAGTTGGTGGAAGTAGAGCTTATG